TTTGATACGGAGAGAAGAAAGGTATTTTATACTCTTGTGCCATTGATTTTAAAGCTTTACTAACTTCTATTTGTTCAGTCCAATCGTATTGTCCGCCTCTTGACGGTATGTTTGATCTTTTTACTTGATTAATGTAATCAACAATAACTACACCAATATCCATAGAAGATTTAACTTTCATCTCAACTTCTGTCCGAATCTTACCAAGAGTAAGAGAAGGATCATAAATAACATCAAGCTGTCTCTTAGGATCTAGCTCACACGTTGTAGTAAGTCTTTTATGAAAATCTTCAAACTTTCTATGTTCTCGATACTCTGAAAGAAGCTCTTGACCGCGAGTAAAACGACCTGCCCACCATTCGGCTACTCGTTCCCACTCACTTACATTTAAATTTTTAGACCTGAGCCTACCTTGAGGTACTCCTGTAGCAATTGAGCACTGTCGTTGAAGAATAGACCTGGAGTCCATTTCAATAGTAAAGTATAAAGCAGATTTACCACTTTCATATACAGAGTTGGCTATATTTGCACAGGTAAGGGATTTCCCTGCGCCTCGGCGACCTCCTACTAAAATCAAATCCCGAGGGGAGAATTGGATTTGATCGTCGTATCGAGTATTCAAACCGAGGCGCAGGTACTTTCCAAGTTCTTCTTCTGCCTCAAACAGAGAAATACGTTGCATACTTTCCTGAGGCTCTTCGAGTTCTACTTTTTCTTCGACTCGAATAATGATGTCATGAAGGTGTTGTACACTCTCTTCTGCATCTTCAAAAGATATTGAATTTTCTACATAATCATCAAGTTCGCTCAAAATTTCCTTCTGAGTGAATTCATTCTTTAGATACTGTAGAAGAATGTAGGGGTCGGTATCAACCTCTACACTTTCAATAGCATATATCTTATCAAGAGTATTTGTGTCTCTTGTAGATAATTTAAGTTCGTCAAGTGATGGGAGTTTGTGGTAAGTTTCACAGTGCTTATCTACTACGGAAAATATAGTGTGATACTCTTTTGGCAAATAGTGCTTACGCACATAACTCCAGGTTTCAAAATCCTGAAGCGTAATAATTTGCTTAATGAGCGCACTAGCGACGTTCAACTATATCTCCCCAACGAACACGAAAAAGCTGGCCTTCCTAAGAAAGCCAGCTCACCTATAAATAGGTTTTACTCTGCGGCTTTTGCAGCTTTTGCAGCACCGTCATAGTCGGCAGCAGCCAAACCACGACGAGTCAGCATAGTCTTAACACCGCGAGCAGTTTTGCCAATAGCTTCGGCAATGGCCTCTACCGTCATGGCAGAGATGTCGCCCAAGTCTTCAAAAGGATCAGCTTTCGCAGAACCCTTAGTAGTCTCTTGACGCGGAATAGCGTCAATGTCACCAGAACGAAGAAGGCTCAAAGCCTTACCACGAATGCTGTTAACAGAACGGCCGAGAGCTTCAGCGATCTCTTCTACGAACTTGCCATCATTTACCATAGAAACAAAAGTTGCTTCTTCGGCATCTGAGTAAGTCTTAACTGACTCCACCTTGGGAGCAGGCTTGACATGAGCGGTAAGCTCCATAGAAAGAATTTTGCCTTGCAGTTGCTTGGCAGAGAACGCGCCATTTTCAAAATGGTCAGCGATTTGAGCATAAGTATACTCACCACTGTTTGACTCCAAGAAAGCAACGAGAGTTGATTCTTGAGCTTCAGTGAAAGACTTGGAAGCGCGGGCAGATGCCAGCTCTACTTCAAAGCCCATTTTACGCAGCTTAGAAGATACAGAACGAGTCGAAGTTTCGAGACGGTCCGCAGCTTCTGCTACAGTTTCTTGAGATACTGGAGACTCATTACCTACAAAAGAGGTGAGTTCTGCAGTACGCTCATCAGTCCACTTGGGAAGTGCCATATTTTTTCTCCAAAAAAGATTGTAAATCTGTAATGATAGTTATACCAGACTGGCTGGCTTGTTTAGTTTTTGACGATTCAATACCACTTTCGTTCACAAGAATTGTCACATCTTTAGTCAAATTAGGTTTTACTATAAAACCTGCTTCTGACAATGCTTCAGTTGCATCAGCTTTAGTTTTGAAACTCTTCAAACGTCCACTAATGCAAACAACGCCTGCAACTTTAAGGCCAGGACTACTTTCTTTGAACTTCATATCAAACGGTAGCGCACCGTCATAAAAGCAATAAAAGTGTCTATCTAGCCAATTGCATAGGCTCTCGGTAGCTTTTGGGCCCAATCCGGCACGCGTACAAGTGTCTGGTGTAATTTCAGTAATAGATTTAATAGTCTCAGACAGCTTCTTCGTTGCCGTTTTTCCGATTAGGGGAATACCAAAAGCAGGGAGTACCATATCAAGAGGGGCAGAAGCCGAGTTTTTTATTTCTTTGTACAGTTTAGTACCCAATTTATCTCCTAGACGATCGCAAATATACTCTAAAGAGATAGAATATATTTCGTCAAAATCTTCAACCTCTAGTTTCTCGATAGCGGCAGGGCCTAAGCCCTTAATCTTCAGAGTTTTTGCAAAATGTTCAATTTTCTTTGATTTTTGAGCTTCACATGACTCACTCTTACAATATAAGATGTGATTTATCCACTGAAGCGCAGACCCGCAGGACGGACAGTCCGTAGGGGGCACAATCTCTATGAACATTTTTAGTTCTCCGAAAAAGTTAAATATATTATACGAAAATATGAGATAAAAGTCAAGAACTATTTTTTGGAAGGTCTACCCGTCCTAAAATTCGAGGTATAATTTCTCCACTCCGAATTACTTCGACAGTGCATCCTATTTCTAGTTCTAGGGAGCGAATGTACTCAATGTTGTGTAGAGTTGCCCTGCTCACGAGAGCACCTTCCACTTCGACCGGATCAAGAATGGCAACTGGGCTGACTACACCTGATTTACCAACTTGCCACACAACATCGAGCAATTCTGTATGTACACCCTCTTTCTGCTCTTTAAGAGCAAAAGCGCCGCGAGGGTGATGAGCTGTATATCCCATTTTTTGAAAAGACTTCTGGTCATTAATACGGTACACCCAACCATCCGTAGGATAGTTAGAGTGGTCGAAGGTAGTAACAACATTAAAGCCTTCATGGGCCAATGCATTCATAGCATCAATGTAGTTTGAGTAGTCTTTTTCAAACTGCATGTCGTAAGCAACAAAGACTAAATCCCGGGCTCTTGCCCGAAATTCATGAATATCTTTGAGGTTTAGCGACCCCGAGGCGACGTTACGAGCATTGGGGACAGACGAGGGACAAACTACTTCGCCAGTAATCTGTACTTCTCCCTTCATAGGAATCATACTAGGTACTAGCTCTTCTAGTTTGGTGGTAATATCTCGGCCAAGATTACCATCGCCTCGTGTCAATCCGAGTGCAAAGTGTCCGTTTACATATAGTAAAGACACAGCAGCCCCGTCCAACTTAGGAGAGACAGTATAGTCGATTAAGTTGGCTGGAGCTTCAGCAAGATTGAAGTATTTTTGAAGAGAGTACATACGATACAAGTGAGGTACTCCATCAGTTACCTGATAGCCCACTTGATCGTAGTTATACTTTTTTATAAGTGCATCAAATTCTTCGTCCGAAATAATCGGAGCACCAGAGTAATAGAGAGCACTTGCCTTTTCAATAAAATCTTTCACTTATTATCCTCACTCAGAACATATATTATACTCTAACGAGAAAGAAAAGTCAAGAATTATTTTGTGTATACCGTATTTAAAAGTTCTGAGAAATGCTCTTGAATGATTTCTTTGCTTTCTGCTAAAGATAAAATTTCTACTAATCCGCAAAATAACTCGCGAGAATTATCAAAGTCTAGTGGAAAAGCTATGCCATCAGGAGTAGGACACCACTCCTCATCAAAGCTCAAAAAATATTTTCTCAAGTGCAAGTACTCTACTCCACGAAAAGTACTAATTGTTAGTCTTACCTGGAGCTCTCGTTCTTCATCATAGTGTATTATTTTTTCATATACTTCAGGAGAGGCATATAGTTCCATAACTAATATCTCTCGTTTTTAAGAATGGAAGCAAGAGGTACAACACTGGTTACATTGTTAGGTTTTAATAGTCGATACGAATCCGTATCCCAACAAAACGTAAGTAACGTATTTGAGGATTCCTTAGCTCTATTCTTTTTTTGCTGAATATATGGCGTAGAAAAGTCTAACGTACACACATTATATTTGAGTTTGTTTGACTTTTCACTTCTATACGTGATAATAGCATCCCCATATTCACGTATTAAATTTGCTAATTCTTCCTTTTTCATTATTACTCCTTTTGGTAGGTTAGCAAAATCTTTTGCTGTGCTGTCCAGGTTATAATAATGAAATACAAGAAACCCCCGAAACAAGAGTTTCGGAGGTTACTTTAGAGAATAGGTTAGCTTGCTGCGTTTACACCATTCAATACTGTGGTAAAGTATTGTGCTGCTTTACCTGTCAATTTGCTAATGATTTCTTCATCAACAGACTGACCAGCATCGTTAATAGCTGCAATAAGAGCGTCTTGCGCTGCAGCTTTAGATACTCGCCCGCCACTACCACCACTCGCGGTAGTCTTGCCGCCAGCAGAAGCGGGGCTCTTCTTTACATAGACACCAGCTTTAGTAAGAATCATACGAACACCGTTAGGTGATTCT